GATGTCGTCATAAGAGCTATTGGTCATAGCAGCCACGCCAGAAATTGAACGTAACGCTATGGCCATGTCGTCCAGATCACCGTTAGCTCTGGCTGTTGCTGAACTGGTTCCCAATAAGCTTTGTGCAAGATCATCAACATTGCTGGATGTTAGCTTAATAGAGTCTGATGCTTTGATACCAGAAGCGGTAAGCTGTGCCGCGACTTTTGCTGCAGAATCCAGTCCATAAGCTGTGCCGTTAACTGCATACGAAAGATCCTTATTTACCGTATCCCAAGCAACACCAAGGCCTTCCAACTGAAATTTTGCATTCTCAATGTTTAATGCCCGACTCCATCCTCCAGATTTGATCTGATTAGGAATTGCCGTGACCACTTTGGCAACCGCATTAAGCGCACTATCGGTTAAACGCCGAACGACTTCCATTCCAGCTATGCCAAGAGCCGAAAACTTACTATTGATTTGGTCAACGCCCTGGCTAATTCCATTCAATTTTAGATTGTTAATCGCATTTTGAATAATTCCAACGCCGTTGACGACATTGTTAAACTTAAGTCCTTCCTTCAGTCTATCTAAGGAAGATAAAGTCTGCCGAACACCTCGTTCAAATTGGGCGTTGTCGAATCGCATCTCAACAACGCGTTCATCTTTAGAGCTCATGCATTCTTCACCTCCATCCAAGCATCGTCAGCGAGCTTATCAAAAACGGGACGGAGTGCTGGCTCTATGTAGTTCATTCCTTGTACATAGCCGCCAGTTCCCGTCCCGTGTCCAACATCAAGAATTAGTGCAATGTTGACATTTTTATTCACATTGGAGTTACTCCATATCAGTTTAATTATGTCGCCTTCAACCACTTTCTCATAACTCCAGGAAGATGCCGTCTTTCCGGTATCTTTCGGAGTTGCCTGCTCCAGCGCTTCCACTCCACGCTTTCCATACTTGTCAAGAACTCGAAGAATGTATTGGCCGCCAGAAACAGCACTTAGAAATTTTTCCAAATGAGAAAAGTTCCCTCTATGAACAACTTCTATTGCTCCCATAATTAACCTCGTGTACGTAATTTAGCCAAACGAGCATCGTTCAAAGCAGCATTCTGTTTTAGAATGGCGCTTCTGCTCATCTTTTTCTTTGGCTGTGACTCCAATTCAAAAATATGTATTAATGTCAGTAACCGATTTAGATGCCACTGTTCGCATTCTTTCGGAATGCTATAGCAAAACATCCAGTAATAGATTTGTTCGCTGGTGACGATCTTACGACTTGGCGGTCGCTTCGGTTCATTAAACGTTGTTGCCGTCATAGGATCTTCGATATAAGCATTTATTTTGGAAATGTCTTCCGGTGTTAAGGCATAATACACAATCGGATCAATGTTTTTAGAAATCGTCATGCAACGAATATAGTCAATCGTCATCTCGACGGTTTTGTCTTTTGCGCTCAAAAATGACTTATGCCATTTAGCCTCCCATTTTGATACACTGATCAAAGAATGTTCCATATTTAGTGTGCAGGGACGTACATCATAAAACATTTGCGTATCGTTATTAAAAACCTTTCCTTTTGGAATAGGAATTTCCAACATATCGGTGTTGCCCTTTCAACAAATCCTTTATTGCGTATTGGTGTCTGAAGTATCCGCGTTCTTTCTGTCATTAAGATGAAATTCTTCTCTCAGTGCTTCCAATTTCTGTTTTGCCTCCGGAGTCTCCATAGACTGTGCAAGATCTTTTGGCACAATACCACTTACAAAAGCAGAGAGTTTATCTGGATTGGAAATCAGTTCCATATAAAGCTGCGTATAAGCCTCTGTTTCCATAAACTCTTCTGCGAGTTTTCCACCTTCTTTGATGAAGCGCCGCCCATCAGGCGCAATTTCTCCATAAGACATAAGAATAATTTTTTCGAATAATTCTGTTAATTTTGGAAGATCTGTCGTTGCTATCATTTGACGAATCAGTCCCTCAAAACCTCCATAGTTTTTAAGTTCAAGATTTGCAAGTTCTCTTGTGCTTAAATTGAAATAAAAATCCTCTGTGCGCTCGTTTCCAAGGTAATCGGTATAAGTAATGGTTTTTTTCAGCATTTCGTTTTTACTCCTTTCAAAAAAAGAAGGGCCTGCCATTTTTAGGCAAACCCTTTCTCGCATTTATTCAAATATCAGGTGGTAGATTTCAGAAGAGTGATTACTTCGTCCGGAAGAGGAAGCCTGGGCTCTGTCTCTTCATTACCATAGAGAATTTTCTCAAGTGCTGCCAGCTTTGTAGCATCCACCTCAGTAGAATCAATGGTAATAGAAGAAACCGGTTTTAAAGGTTTCCCATCTGCATCTAACGCAGAAACAGGAACCGGCGTGGAAGTCAATTCATAACTAAATTCTACGCCATCCGGACTATCATTAACAGTTCCATACTCTCTCTCCGAAGGAGAAGCTGTTGCGCCATAGATCAAGTGCAGAGTATAACCATGATCCTGTCCTTCTGTATCATTGCCGATCAGAGTTCTAGCAGTTAAACCAAAGGTGGATCTGGTCTGCTGGCCAACATACACACCTTTTACCGGACTCTTGGAGCCATCGCATTTTGCCCACTCTTTTCGAGGATAGGTATAGCATTTCAAAGTAGCGCTGTAGTCCTCAGGACCACGAAGTGTTAAATACTTGTGGTTATCTGCGTAAAGGTTGTTCGCGTCTGCTCCAGAAGGGCTTTCAGTAAAGCCAGTTACACCATTCCACGGAACCCCAACGGGATATGCCCCAGCAGATTCCAAATAAAGACCTACACGGTCAACACCAGTCTCATAAAGTTTTTCACCGGTCTGATCCCATACCATTTTAGGCATAATAGTATTTCCTTTCTATCAATAATAAACTTTAAACACATCATGAATTAAGTTATCATAAACAAAATGAGAACTCTGACTGCAATAGTCAAAGCTCTCATTTAAACGATCTATGATTTCTTTTGTTTTATCACGATTCTGATAGGAACGAATAACCGTTACATTCCATGAATCGTTCTTCATGTATATCTTATTATTTGCTTTAATAATCTCTGATGGATTCTCTTTATATACAATACACGGGTAGTTCATTGTCATTGACTCAGGAGGTTGCCAATACACATTTCTTGATCCGAGAATCTTACATAATTCTTCATGGAGTTTAAGTCTCCTGCCCATTATTCCAGACCTCCCCAAGCGTCAATATTAGTCTAGGATAGTTCACTTCAACAGAAGTAACCTTCCATTTAGTACCAGCCCATGTGGCATATTTTATGTTGCTCATGTTGGCATAAGTGTAAGGTGTGGCAATAATGCTGATACGATTGCTAATCTTCACATCATCGTTGACTTTATCTGCACTCTGATTTCTCCAGACGGTTTGTTTTAGATCACCCCTGCAAGTTTTCTCTGTGATTGACGGTTGCCAATCGCCTGGTGAGACTTCCTTTGTTACAGAAAACCCAAGTTTTCCATAGTATTTAGCCATTCTTAACTTCTCCTATGCCAACACGATTCCATTTTGATGATCAGCCCCCAGCGCTAGGATTTGAAGAGATCGCCTTTCCGTTGACGTCTACTTTAATCGGGCTCTTAAACTGAATGGTAGAATCTACCGTGGTGTTGATAACCATTGCCGAGAACGGACGAATCAGTGCTCCAGAGCATCTAGTCTCCATCAGATATTTCTGCTGATTATAGTCAATATCAAAGTCATCAAAGGTATTGACTTCTCCACCTTTGTCTGCACCGAACTGATAGTCGCTCAGATCCAGAATGATTGCCAGAGGTTTCACAGAACTTCTCTCAAAGATCTCATCTGGAACCTCTACAATATTCTTAACGCGAATCGTTGTAGCAAGAGCATCCTGATTTGCATACAGAAGATGCCCAATACCATCCTCGATCAACAGCATCTGAGCAAGTACAGACTCCTTCACAAACATAGTTTTGTTTCCAGAGCCCTTATAATTTGAATATCCTAGAATAATTGCACGAATCATGGCCTTAGCAGTATCTGCACTGGTGACATCCGTAACTTTGATCTTATAGGAATAAAGATCATCGTCGTTTGCAATCGGCCGAATATGCTCCTCAGAAATCTTGTCATCAGAAGAAGGAAGGCGTCCATCACCAACAAGACCAGCTCCAGCAGTTTCCTCGTCCAGCATAATACGCATCTCGCCCTTTAGCCAGTTCACGACATCAAAGTCAGTAATATCAATAATATCGTCCCGATCAAGCTTCTGTTTCTTGTAAATCGTCTGCGGATCAGTAGATCTCTTCAGCAGAGCGATGACTTCTTCTACTTTCTTTTTTCCTTTTACATATCCTCTAGCTCTGGCTTCATCGGCAGTAAGATTTGCATAAACAGATTTTACTCTAGAGAAAGGAGAGTGACGAGTTCCGTTCATAAAAGTAGACACCCACGCAGACTCTCTCTTAATGAAATCCGGAGAGTTTGTCAGGGTTCTGGCATCTGGGAAAAGGATGTCAATATTATCAATTCCATAGTCTGCCGCATGTGCAATAAAGGAATCTCTCAGAGATCCGATTTTCTTTGCGTCTGCAATAGAATCGGAAATAAGCTGCTTCATGTCATCGTGACTGATAACATCGGAGTCAACCTGATCTGTAGTGTCAAAAATGTTCTTTTTCATTCTGCTATCTCCTTCGGTATCGGAATGTTTGGTTTCATCATTTTCATCTGAGTCATCGGACGCATCAGAGCCATTAGTGCCCTCTTCTGCTCCAGTCTTTCCTTCCTTCTTCAACTGCTCTTCCTGATAAGAAAGGAGGGCGAGAACAAAATTCTTCTGCTCTTCAGACATATTATCAAATATTTCTTTATAAGTTTTCTTCTTGTCCACGGGATTATCAGACACCGTTTTCTCCTCTTCTGTATTTTTTTTCTCTTCTGCATGTTTCACAAATTCGCCTGGATTATTATTGATAAATTCACCAGAATAGATCTCAGCCTCTAATATTTCATCGCCGTTTGAATCGACATCAGAATGAAGAACTGCTGTCTGTTCAATTCTGGCTGTCGGGTCTGCCCCGGCAAGCACAAGACTAATCTCTTTTACGTCACCGCTATAAAGTTCGTTTCCATCTCGTTTCAGATGATTTGCCCAAACAGATAAACTAGTAACATCACCATGCTCTACCATCTGTTTGACAAGTTTCCCGTTTTCTGTGCCATTAAACAGCCCATAAACGTTCAGTCCGTCAGAGTCATTCTCTAACAGCGCATGACCGATCACATACTCCGGATCATCATGATGATGCATCCATACGAGAGGAACGATTTTTCCATCATTTTTCTTAAATGCCCCTGTGTGGAACATTGTGCCATCTGTACACCTTACATTAGTAGAGGCACCACGACCTGAAAAATCGTATTTCATGTGTAATCTCCTTAAAGTTTCCAAAATGAAATATCCATGAGATTCCGTTGATTACGAGTAGCGATATGTCTTACTCAATAAACCAATAAGAATTTTCATTTCCCTCTCATTTTGATAAAAAGCTATCAACCCATTTACGAGGTGCTTGTTCGTTGTTTTCTGGATCTTCTTTAACTGATGCATATTCCTGTCCCGGGGTCTGATTTAGATTCTTATTTCGAAGTTCGTCTGCCTCAGGGCTATCAACTGGTTTGAATCCAATCAATCCTCGAACCTCATTCGAAGAAAGGATTTCATTTCTTGTAAACTTGTCCGCAATATCTGCAATATTATTGACTGGAACTAATTTGAATGGATCTCGGAAGAACATTATCATCTGTCCTCTTGTTCGGGCATTCTTGCTCAAAAACTTTCTTGTCATTTCTTCCGTTATAGCGGACATAATCGGTTCTATCGTGCGATTGTAGTAATTCAGCATGGTTTTCTCATCAGCAGTTCCTAAAAAGACTTCTTTTGTCATTCCAAGCTGACTATAAAGTTCTTCTTTTAAAGCGTTAATCTGATCTACCAAGTGATTATCAATAGAGCGATTCAACTGCGTAATTTTTTCTGTTGCCTCAGCCCATGCAATCCCATATTTAGAACCAACAAGCTGCATCTCAATCTGCTTTCGACGCTCTTCAGCAAGTTGTTTTCCTCTTTCTGTTTTAATTGTATAAGGGAGCTGAACGATCAAATCAATTTTTCCATAATCGCTGTCATCAACTTGATCAAGCAGAGCAAGCTTGTGCGCTAGTCGATTCTTGGTTGAATTTGGTTCATTCATAACTGCATAAAGTGGGTTCTCTATGATTGCAACCATCTTTTTGGGAACAACAATTTCTTTCCGAATGCCGAATCGTTCATCATAAGCAGATAC